TGGTAAAATTTAAAATATAAGAAATAATCAAATAGATGGCTCGCATTTTTACCGATCCGGCCACTGGTAGAACCTACATGGGTGACCCCGCATCCGGGGAAGTGATGGAGGTTGGTAGCGCCGCTCAACCACAGGGCCGTCGCGCTATGGCGCAACAAGGTCTTCAAGATTTTGTGCAACAACTTAAAACGGGTACTGGTACTGCAGTAGAAGCAGTTCAGCAAAAAGCCGCAGGCGCAGGTGAATACATCAGGAATAAACCGATACGTGCCGGTCTTCGCGGTGGCTTAGCCGGTGGTGCTTTGATGGCCATTCCTTCTCTGATGGAAGGTCGTCCTGCTGAAGCCTTTGGTGGACTTGCAGGCTCTACTGCTGGTGGTGCTGCTGGTGCAGCCCTTGGCACCGCACTTCTTCCTGGCGTCGGTACCGTTATTGGTGGCCTTGCAGGTTCCGCTCTGGGCGGCATGCTTGGCGGCAACGTAGCCGAGACTGTAGTTTCTGCATATACCGGTAAACCCCCAACGGGTAAGACGGGTACTGAGGTTCCACAACCCCCACGTTCCATTGAAACCCCCCTGGGACGTATCAACCTGAATGAAGCGGCATCGATGGAAGATGCCATGAACCGTAATCAAAAGCGTCAGCTTGATTATTACGGCACCATGATGGGAATGACCACGTCCAATCTTAAGGACCTGACTCAATTCCAGAACGATCAAGAAATTAATATGCAAAAAGCAATGCTTCCGATTACCACGAAGCTTGCTAACGATCAGCTCACTCGTGCACAAGCACTGATCAATACCCAGAATAACGCTTACATTCAACAGATGATGGTTGGCGCACAAGCCAACCTTGCCCTTGGTGCACAACGTGAGCGCGGCGCCACGATGCGTCAAGCCCTGGCCACCAACCCATATGTGGTTGCCCTTGGCGCCCCCAACATTTCTATTAGCTGAGGTATAAACCCATGGCAGATCCTTCTTTGTTTGGTGATTACTTTTCTTCCACTTCTGGAATGGGTAATCCAGCAACACCTCAGGCTGGAGCCTACGATCCATGGGAGCAAGACATTCTTAAGAAGATGAGTCCGGATGTTGCCGGTGCCATCATGCTCAATAAAAAACGCGAAGATGTTTATAACGATCCCAATCGTTTTGGTGAACTTCTCAACGTTATGAAAGAGTTTCGCGCAGAGGAAGCTGCAGGTGCTGCCAAACTTCAAGCTGAACGCGATAAACGAGCATTCCAATACAATTTAATTGCAAGCATCCCGCAGACAATCAACCAGGTCAGTAGCAACCTGGCGCAGATGACCTACAACGCACCACGCCTTCAGATTCTCGCTGGCATCCCTGATCAGATCCGTGCGGCCTATGGTTCAATGCCTGCAATTAATGTTGCTCGCACACGAGGATTTAGTTAATGCTGACATATAATTAACTCATGACTTTTTCAGTAGATACAACTGGTTTGAGCTTTGGCGGTTCTCCGCTAGGAACATCTTCCTTTTTTGGTTCAGTTCCCTCTTATTCAGCCAATGCATCATCGGTAAAACCTCTTAGTTTAGGAACTTCAGGTATGGGACCTTTAGCAATTGGTGCAGCAATCGCAGCTCCCGTCATTGGCGGGATCTTTGGACAGAGCGCAGCACAACAACAAGCAACTGCAACAGCAAAAGCTGCAGCAGAAGCAAGAGAGGCTACCGAGAAAGCAGCGAAGATTGGTGCGCAAGCACAAATCGCTGGCCAGCTTGGAGGCTTTGGTCTCGACTACCTTACATCTCGTTACGAAGGCGGCGCTGGCGGCGCTTTAAATCGTATTAATTCTGCCCGCGATTATGTTCAGCGAGCAAACATTGAAGCCAATAATCCTTCTGTAGTTGCACTGCGTTCCGTTGAGCGTTACGAAAACCGCTTGCGTAATGCGATGCCTGGCTACATGCCTCCTTCTACTTTGTTTGTGTGATTTAAAATAAAAACAATATCGAGGTTGACATGGCAGGCACCAATTTTTTTGAGTATGCATCTAGCAAGCGTTCCGGAGATGATGAAATTTCGGATCGTCTTGGTGCAATTGAAACTGCCCTTGGAATTCAAGCTCAGTCCCCTCTGCAATCTTACCTTGGTGGCGGCGTAACCAAGGAAAAGAAAGGAAAAGGCGGAGGCTTGGGCACCAATAAACTATTTAAAATCGGCAATATCCCTATTAAACAAATCCAAAGAACAGAAAAAGATCTTACGCAAAGTGCTCCAGATTACGCTGAGTTCTTGGCCGGCCAAGTTTCTCGTGGTGAACGTAGCCCCATAGAAGCATCAGATCTATACGCAGACTTTGGCCTTGCTTACGGTATTCCCGATGCATTTAAGACGGCTTCCACCCTGGGCAGCATGGCGATGGGAGCAGCGCCTGAAGGTGTTGTAGAGCGCTACCGTCCTTTCCAACAGTTCGCAGCTCAACAGCTTGGTATTAATCTTTCCGAGCAAGATATTAAGTCGACGGAAGCAGCAGCTCGTGCTTTAGGTAAAACAAGTCCAGAGGCCTTCTCCCAGTTCCTTGGCCAGAAGATGCTGACTTCACCGGAGTACATCCGCAAAACGCCCTTGGCATTTGCCGCTAATCTTCCCTTTGGCGGTCAATATGGCGTTGGTTACTCCCAACCCAATGGAACACAGACAGGCACCTATCGGTTCAAACCGCCTTCGACTGTAGATTACAGTTGATTTCCGCTCTTATACTAAGTATTAATAGAGAAAATAAACATGGCCGGCGCACTTCAATCTTTTTTTGAACAGCAACGCAAGCGAGGCGTTCAACTTTCTGGCGCCCCGAAAAAGCAACTAACGCAAGCAATTCAACAAAAGGGTAAAGCTGGCCAAGGTAAAAAAATTACGGCGGCTGAACTTGCAAAAGGCAGGGCAACATACGCAAAGAGTGGCGGCACAGATTATTTAGCAACAATTGGTAGAACCTATAAACCTACACAACTTTCATCACAAGTTCAAGGTAAGTTAAGGAAAGCTGGATTCACGCAAGACACAACCGGTTATTACACAAAAGCCGGTCCTTTAACAGGCAGTGCCTTAGACAAAGCACTTGCCGCTGGCTATGATCCCCAAGAAGTGCGCTCTTACCTTGCTGGTAATTTTGCTCAGAGTGCATTAGATGATCAGATTTCTAAATTCCTTGGTCAAGGTGGCCAATATAAATTAGATCCAGAGACAGGACGCTGGTCTAAACAATCTTTAGATGTGGGGCCAAACGCTGTTGCAGGCATGGGAACAGTGACTGGCAACGAGGGTATTTATAGCGGTATCAATCCTGATGAAGCCCCTGGAGCAACTCCGTTTGAGATGCAGTATGCCGCAGCAATTGATCCCTACAAGATCCAAGCAAAATCGGCTGAACGACTCGGTCGCCTGGGACAAGCCACCGATCTTCTTGGTCGCAAGATGGCTTATGGCACTGAATACGATATTGCAAAATTAAATCGTCTTCAAAACTTACAGCAAGCTCAGATCCAACAAGCTAATTACTTGTACAACTTAATTCCTTCAGCTTTCTAAACCCACTGGTATAATTAGTTTCAGTAGCTCTTATGGACTTTAGTTCTCCGCCGGTGAAACCAGAGGTCATGTCTGGGACGCCCTTTGATATTCAAGGTTTCAAAAATCTTTTAGATACCTTGAAAGAATCAAAGCAACAACAAGAGAACAAAGCGAAACCCTTATACACTCCGGAGTAATAACGATGGCTAAAAAAGGTGGCGGCGGTGGCGGTGGCGGCGGCGGTGGCGGCGGCGGCGGTGGCGGAAACCAAGGTGGCGGCGGCGGCGGTGGCGGTGGCGGCGGCGGTGGCGGAAACCAAGGTGGCGGCGGCGGCGGTGGCGGTGGCGGCGGCGGTGGCGGTGGCGGTGGCGGAAACCAAGGTGGCGGCGGCGGTAGAGCCCCTGCTGCAGCCCCAGCTCCCACACCTGCACCTGCTCCCACACCTGCACCTGCCCCAGCAGCAAGACAAGCCGCTGTAGCTGCACCACAACAACGCGATCAACAACAACAGCAGCAACAACGCGATCAACAACAACAGCAGCAACAACGTCAAGCTTCTCAATCAAACCAAGCTCGTCCTACGCCTGCTCCAGCAGCTGCACCCCAACAACGTACTCAGCAGCAACAACCACAGAGTCAACAGGCCAAGCAACAAGACCGTGTTGCTAACTTGACGCAAAAAGCTAAAGACCTAATTAAAAACGCAAGTGCAGAAGGTATTGCTGACCCTGGTAAATTTAAAGATATTCTTGGTAAGTTAAAAGACTTAGGCAAGAGCAACAAAGTAGAAAATCTGCAAACGCAAAAGCGAGAAGCTGTTGCGGCTGCACGAATAACCCCTACTTCTCCACAAAACCAAGACCCGACTACATCTACGTCCGGAATAACCCAAGATGATTTGAATGCTGCTATTGAAAATGAGTTTGCTAATTTTGAATCTGGTGGATTGACTCAGGAAGACCTTGATGCGGCTCTTTCCGGATTTGCAGAATCTTTTGGTCAACAAGAGCCTGCACCTCAAGTAAGCACTGGCTCTTCCTTTGATCAAACCTATCAACAAGATCTTACGGGTTGGTTAGATCAGTACAAGACGGAACAAGCTGGACGTGCAGCTGATTATCAAGCAATGTTAAATGACCTTGCTTCTCAAGAAGGTCAATTTGATCCAGAACGTTTCCGCAGCCTTCTGCTTGAGTTAGAATCTTCTAGGAAACGTCAAAAGGAATGGAATGAAAGGTCAGCAAGAGAGGCGTATAAGTATTAAAAACGAAAGCACCGTTGACAGCGGTGCTTTTGAAGATTGGTTTATTGAACAGCAGGAAGATGTTCAAGAATCTTTTCACGCGTTTGCTGCTGACAATTATTCGTTTATTGAATGCTTTCTTTATGCCCGCTTCCTTGGTTATGTAGGAAACATCCTTGCCTGTGAAGCTTGGGTCAAAAGTCACTACCCCAAGCCTGATCACAGGAAAACTCTTCTGATTGAAATTGAAGAGATGCGAGAAGACATCCGCAAACTTCGCGATGATATCGAGAATTTTGCTGTCAAGCGAGACGCAGGTGTTGCGCGTATTGCCTCAATGCAAAAAGAACTACGCGGCACAATTCACCAAGTTGAGCAATATACGTCTGCCAAGGATCGCAAAGGTTTATTGATGGCTGGTGCTGATCGTGCCATTCGTGAGTTAATGTTTATTTTTAAAGATGATCCCATTGAAGCCCCTTTGCACGAAGCAAGCATGAGCGTCTGGGCTCGCATGCAGCTTGAAGAATAAATAAAGATTAGAATAAGAAAAAACATTTACTATGGCCAAAGGTAAAATGCCTCCTCAACTTCTTGAGCACTTCAAGAAAAGAGAAGCCAAAAAGGAAGACGGTACTGAAATGAGTGATAAGGAAAAGCGGCGTGCTGCTTTAGATAAAGCTCGTAAGTATCAAAATAAAAAACGTAAGAACGCAGAAGGATAAGTTAGTATTCATTAACTGGTTGAATACTTCTCGTGCCTTCTTATCTTCACCTGGCTTATCGAAGGAACGCACGCGCTGCTTCCAAGAATTATCAACTTAAGCCAAATAAAAATCTTGAGGATTTAAAGAAAGCACGGGAAGATTTTGGTTTCTTTTGTGAGTACGTAGCTGATAAACCCCCTGCGCAGCACCACAAGGATTGGCATCGGCACTTTGTCACGGAAGAAAATAGCAGTTGCCTCCTTCGGATCGCTGGCCCTAACGTAGACCTGCTTGCCCCCCGTGGCTCCGCCAAGAGCACCGTCCTTGGTCTTCTGACTGCATGGGCCATTGGCATCCACACGCAGGCTAAACGCCCCCTCCAGATTCTTTATCTGTCTTATACGGTTGACATTGCACGTTCTAAGTCTGCAACGATCAAGCGTATCATTGAAAGCAAACGATATCAAGAAGTATTTCCAGAAGTTCGCCTTTTGAAGAACGTTACCAGTAACGAGTACTGGTCAATTGATCACAAGTTTGCTGGTATTGACGTAACCGGTGATGAACAATTTACACTCTGCGCAGCAGGTCTAAAAGGTTCAGTGACCTCCAAGCGCTCTCATCTCGTCATGATTGATGACGCCATTAAATCTGCGGCGGACATCTCCAACCCTGACATCAGGAAAATGATGCAGGACAACTGGAACGCGGTGATTGCACCCACCATGTTCGAAGGAGGACGAGCTATCTGTCTTGGTACTCGCTTCAGACATGATGACATTCACGCCACCACATTCAACGAACAGAACAACTGGACTCAAATTGTTCTTTCCGCAATTACAAACGATCCCAAGACAGGTGACGAGCTTTCGTACTGGCCCGACATGTGGTCGTTGGATTACCTGAAGGAAAAGAAACGGCAAGCACCTATTGCTTTTTCGTTCCAGTACATGAATCAAATCATCAGGCAAAACGAGCTATCGCTTGCGCCTGAGCTGATTGTTAAAGCTGAGATTTCAACGGAGTTCGATACGCTTGGCGTTGGGGTTGACCTTTCTGCTGGTACTAAAGAGAAAAATGATTACACTGTCATGATTCTTGGCGGACGCATCGGTGATCGTATTCATATTATTGATTACCGCAGGTTGCGAGTCATGGGTAACCTAGAAAAACTTGACGCCCTTAAAGAACTCCTCAACGACTGGTCAATTCTTGGCAAGGACGCAAACGACAATTACTTCCCAACATATTCAACATGCGATATTTGGTCAGAAGCTGTCCAGTACCAGGCATCCCTTGAGGCCGATTTCAAGCGAGTTTGTTTAAACCAAGAAAGCCTCTACAACTTAATTTGGCATCCAGTCAAAGGATTCCGTGCAGATAAACTAGCCCGCTTCCGTGGAATCATGGGCATGTTTGAAGATCGTAAAATCATCTTTAATCGTTATCGAAACTTTACTAATCTCTTTGAAGAGCTTACCAACTTTGGCGTTAGTAGTCACGACGACTGCGTTGACGCTCTCGTTTGGCTTGTTACTGGCCTGGCAAGAAAAGGGCAATTGCAAGTTGATTACTAAACTTAGAATTGAAAGAAAGCATTTGTTGGTCTTGTGGGTCCGGAATACATTGCTATTGGCTTGACAGCCATAGTCTCAGCCATTACTGGTGGAGGGTGGGTCGCCAATCGTCTTCTTGATCGTCAACGAGAACGTATTCAACAAGCCCTGGACTACACCGGATCCCAGAAACGAAGGATTGACATCTTGGAAGATCAGATCAATCGGATGCCGATGGAGTACGTACTCAAGGTTGACTTCTTAAGAGAAATCAAAGAAATGCATGACAATTTTCGCGAAATTAATAATAAACTTGATAAGCTAATGGAAAAGATTTTGTCCAAATGACCTACGTCGTTGAAGTCCAGGAAGACGAGAACGGAGATCAGTTCATCGTCTTACCAGACGAAGTGATCGAGGATCTTGGTTGGCAGGAGGGAGATATTCTCAATTGGGATGTACGCGGAGAAGGGATTGTTCTTTCCAAGGTTCACGACCCATCTGGCTATGAAGTTTTAGAAGAGTAGAATATAAAAAATAGGTAAAAAAATGCGTTATTACGGCGGTCAACCTGTAGACATGGGGAATGCGGGAGCGTTGATGGCGGGTAGTCCAAGTTTTAATATTGGACCACGCAGTCCCTTCAAGGGAATGTCGCAGGAAGAACTAAACAAACTAAAAGAATGGGATCAACGTCCCGGCGAATTACAACAATATTACGAAAAAATTAATTCTCCTGGTCCCAAGCTTCCATTTGCGTACCAAGGCGGAACCTCCTTTCCCATTGCTCAAGCCTATCCAGGCGGACAAGCCATTGGAAATGCGGCAGGCATGCTCGGTGGAGAGATGGGAATGAACCCGGAACTCATGCAGAAGATGCAAGAACAGATGGCAGGTGCTGGTAGGCCACCCATTAATTTTGGCGTTGATATCGAGAACGAAAAAGTCAAGGCATTACGCGGCAATGTGAATGCACAACTGGATCCAAACCAGCGTGTCAACTTCGGAGGGCAATACAACGTCATTGATCAAACTGGACAGTTTGGCCTTGGATACCAAACTCCAACTTTTGGTTTTGATGTGAATGTTACGCGTACGTCTCCGATGATGGGCGCACCCGCTGGCTATGGTGCCATGATGAACATGAATAGTCGTTTTTGATGAAAAAGAAAAAGTTAGCCAAAGAAGCTCTTAAGCATCCGGAGTTATTTACTCCTGCGGAACTTGCTTATTTTGATCGCTGGCTTTGGCAACGAAAACAACACAAGAAAGCTGCTAAGATTGAGTTAAGTAAAAGGGAAAATAGTTAATGTCCGTCGACGCAAAGGCCAGGCTGCGGGAAATCGTCGAATCGTACCTGGATAAAGATTCTGGTACTGTTGTAGACACTGGTGTCGTTGCGTCGCACCTGGCACAAATGAAACTCTTTGGCATCCGCCAAGGAGTTGAGTTCTTTCCGGGCCAAGACAACTTTGGTGCACAACGCAAAGATTTTGTAGACCGAGTTGTTAAGTACAACCAGATCGATGTACGCCTGGACTCCATCTGGGATTACTTCCTGTGCGATGGTAAAGGCATTTTTTACATCCGTCCCACAAAACAAAACTACCGCGTTTATTACTTCCGCGAACACGAGTATCGCAGCTATTACAACGTAGATGGTGAGCTGGAAGAGGTGGTGATCATCTACAGCTACAAGGTTCGCAAGGCCGGCAGCTCGTACGATGGCATTAACATTGTGAACACCACGGGCACATCAATTACTGGTGAGCCGGGTTCTAAACGTTATATCCGTCTTTCGATCAAAGCAAATGAAATTGAAGAGACCCATTCAGACGCAGAATTAAGTTTTGATATGCCCTCTGGCATGGCGCCAGGGAAGAATAAAACATTCAAGAACTCACTTGGTTTCATTCCTTGCGTTGAAATCTTTAACAATCCCAAAGGTTTTGCAAAAGAGGGTGTTGGTGAATTTGATGCATTAGCCAATCACATCGTGACGCATGATGAGTTGGTGCGTACCATGCGGAAGAACGTTCAGTTCTTTGGCAATCCAACTTTGCTGTCATCTCGTCCAAAGACCGATTTGATCGAGTCTGGTGGCGAATCTATTGTTCAGCGTCCCTCGATTGCAGCCAACTCCGGCTTTGCTGGTGCCAGCCCCTTAAGCCGTTCGATGTTTAAGGCGGATCCCGTCTCTCGTGGTGTTGACGGTCAGATCCGTGTTCCACGCGTGATTGCCAACCTGGAGCCCAACGACCGTGTTGGTTATATCGTCCCGGATGCAATTACTGGAGACCAAAACAATTTTGCTCGTCAGTATCGAGAAGAAATTCGCACTGCTCTTGGTGGCGTTGATGAACTTTCTATCTCGGCAGGCGTCACCGCAACCGAATACAAATCACTGTTCGGTCGCGTTTCTGCTACGTCCAAGAAAAAGGCAACTGCAATTTATACGTATGGTATTTGCCGTTGCCTTGAGCTAATTATTTACCAAGAGGAACAGTTGTTCCGTATGTCGCTTGCGGCAGCGCTTGGTATTGAACGTCCTGTTGAACCAGCTCCCAACGCTCCACAGGAAGAAAAGGACGCCTATAAACAAGCCCTGGAACAATTTGAACAACAAGTTCAAGATGCAATTAACGCTTGTATTCAGGCCCAGGATGTTCCCCCTGGTGTAACGGGACTCATCCCAGATGGTGATCTCACTATGCTGTGGAGGTGGACAGGACCTGTTTACGAAGATTCGACGCAAGACGTACTTAACAATTCAATTGTGGTACGAAACCTGCAAGAATTAGGTGTTGATAGCATTGAAGCACTGAAATACCTCTTTCCGTCTAAGACGGATGAGGAACGGGCCGAGATGTTATCTGGGTTTCCGTTCAGGATGGTGAGTGAACTACAGGGCGCTTTTGCTCAATTCTCTCGCCTGGTGGGTGGCCTGATGC